AGCACTACTAGCCACAGAAGCAGCACCAGTTAAAGTTTGTTTTGTTTGCTTTAACAAAGCACCAAACTCGGAACCAGAACTTTTATTTGAACCACGACCACCAACTTTACTGGTTGAAGCAGATGAAGCAGCTTGACCTGCAGAAATCAATTTGGATAATATCTTGGCCATTAAAAGAACAATGGTGACAGGTAATGCTTTTATCCAAGCAATCAATTGATTAATTTTCATAACAACTGTTGCTAACATTTTAAAAAAATTATCAATCGTTTTTAACAATTTATTTATTAGTTTTAATTTAGCTCTAACCCATTTAATTGCTTCACTCAATTGTGTTTTAATAGCACCACTTTTTGATTCATTTAATTGTGCACTCTCTGTACTATCTCTTTTGGTACGAACTGTATTTCTTACTGATGTGTGTTGTGTTCTCACATATTGTGGTAATGTAACTTTTGGATCATCAATAGCGATTGTATGGTAGTTTGTGAAAGAAAGCACCGTGCCATTTCTATGGCCTCTGGATAGTTCTGCTGTTGTTGGTCGACCAGGAACATCCAAACGATCACCTACCCATAATGGCCGTGGTGGATTAGTTTCTACAACACTATTATACTTTGATTCATCATATGCAATTTCTGCTAATACTGGCATTTTATCTCCTTTTATTCTTCTGGTGGTTCAGGCGTATCTGTTGGTTCTGAATTATAAGAATCTGTAACTTCGTTTGGATCTGATCCCTCTAATTCTTCAGGATCACCATATTCACCTTTCTCTGTGTCGGTCATATCTGGTTCTTCTGATTGTTCAAACTTATAACTGTCTGGATCTTGCCAAATTCCAGGCATAACACCTAACATACAAGGAAACTGGCCACTTTCTCCATCCATAAAGAAACCTAATACCCAATCACCTAACATTGGCGCAGAAAAATGTTTTGAGTGATTAATTGGGTATACAGCTTGAGCCCAAGGTAAATCTACTGTTGGTATTTCTTTACCATACCAACCAAATATTCTAACTTGGCAACGACCTAAACCTAATGGGTCAACTCGGTTTTCTACTGCACCAACCCACCAAACAAATCCATTTAATCCAGCAAAATTATTAACTGCTTTTGTCATTTCATCCTCATTCTAAAGAACCAGAAGCTGAAGCATACTTTGTAGGTACACTATCTTTGGCCAATTCTAATACTGTTTTATATTCATTCATAGTAATCATATGTCTTACTGCTGTAATTAAATATTTGCCTGAGTAATAGGCATCAGCAGTTTTTGATTCAGGTGTTAAAGATAACAAAGAAAAATTTAAAGTTTGACCAACTGTTAATGCTGGATCTCCAGGCACAGATATTTTTATTCTAATATAATTTGTTAATGATAATTGTGCTGTTCTATATGGTATAAAAGTTTCAGCAAAAATATCAGAGCCAACGGCTGGTGATTCTACCACACCACCTTCAACTTCTTCATCTTCAGGATCTCGTCCTTCATTTTCTATATATTCTACAATTTTTTGATTAAAGTTTGAAAATGCTAATTTATAAACTGCTCTAGAAGTGTCTGTTAATTTATCACCATATATGTTTGAATAGTTATTAATAATGGGTGACCTATTTAAAGACTTTGATTTTTTCTCATATGACATATAATCAAACTCTGTAGTTTTTAATCTTCTAGTTAAAACATCAATTGATAACAAATGATTTGCAAATATTCCTGAATTTACTCCGTGTAATGTATCAAAAGAATTTAATATTTCATATGTTGTAACGTTATACACATTACTGTGCATATTCTTCTCGTCAGTATTTTTTGGATTATAACTATAATTATAGTATGGCGGCTGAGTCATTAACTTTTGTAGTGATTTAAAGTTAAAACCATGTTTATTTTCAAAAAAGACCATGTCTGCACCAGGAACACCAGCAGATGGTCGAGCATAGTTTGACATCCAATTTACTGCATCAAATGGTTTTAATGTAGGAACAACAAAATCATACACGCCATATGTTTCGTCTATTTCCATCTTGTCATCAGGTATTCCCAATTCATAACTGAGTATATCATATACATTATCTGATATGGTAGATTGTGGATAAGATTTGCAAATTTTGTATTGTTCAGACAATAACATTTCTTCAGAACAAAAATATAAACAATATGACTCAGTATACATATTGTTTTCTAATTTTCTTTTATCAACTTTATATACTCTAAATGTTTTATCAACTTCAGATTGACCATTAACTTTTGCAAATGTCATTTTTAAAAACTCAGTACCATTCATACTCAACAATTCAATATATCCCATAGAATCAGCAACCATCACATAGCCTGATGCTGTATTGTTGAATATATCTTCATGGTATGACAACTCAACCATGATATTTTTCAAATCCATATTTTGTACGGAATTGACCAACAATAAATTGACTAGAGCATAGTCCTTAGGATATAGAATACCTGCCATGGTTTACCGACTCATCAACTGTTTAAATTGATTTTCTATTTGTGGTGCGTAGATATTATTGATTAAGTATATTTTTCTTTTTCTCTCATTCAATTCTACTTCATAATCATAGATGCTCAAGGCTTTTATAGCAACACTTCTCTGTACAACTGCACCGTTTGGGAAGTTCTGTGTTATTGTTTCTGGTGTGGAAGTATTATATTCTTCTTCATCAATAATCATAGTTCTTTGACTTTTACCACCTTCACTATTGTTTGTGCCAAATATTTTTTGATGATACTTCACAGTTTGTTGTGCATACGATATAACACTCGACACATTGGCTGTGTTGGCTGCAGCTGCATACTTATCTTGAATGTATATTTTTAATTGTTGTGAAGTCAACGGCCATTGCCATTGTGGATCTATAATTTGATTGGCATACAAAACCAACCAATGCCTGTTCACATCACCATAATATTTGCTTGCAACAATTTCTGGTGTATCACCTTCTTGTATATCATATGAGTAAAACAATAATGGATTGGTTAACAATGATGGAATAATTGATGTACGAGCCATCAAATTGGTTGCCAATACGGCATTGTTTTTATAATCTGTGGTGGCTATTTTTGGGAATTTTTCAAAATATAACATTATCGTAAACCTCCTTCGACACCATAGTAACCTTTTTGTATTTTGCCTTTGTCTAGTATCTCTGTTTCTTTAAAAGTCATTGTTAATGTTGTTTGAATTGGTGCACCATCGTCATATGAAGCCCAACCATTAGGTGCAAAATTAACATCAATGTCTGATAAAACACAACCGCCATATTTTGGTAAAAATGGATTTTCTTTACCATCAATCATAAACTCTACATTAAAGATAGAAGGAGGTACCAAATACATAGAATCAGAAGAAACTTCTTTAGCAGATATTAATGTTGGTGCAAAATGATATTTAAATAAATTTACAATATAGTTTACTTCGTTTGCTTCACCTTGTGAATTAGGAGTAAATACAAATGATAATTGAAAACTTCTCAGTCCAACACCACGATAAATCATCTGTAACTGTGGATTAATAGCGTAGCCTTGGCCTTTTAGTAACACATCTTCTAATGCTCCTGCATTTACACCAAATCCCCTTTTATTGAGAAAAGCACCACCACCTCTTGTAATTAAAGATATGGCTGCTGGATCTGTGCCTGCTATATTACCAGCTTGTTTTAATGCCGAGCCAACACCACCAAGGCCGCCACCACCCGCTTTATATGATTCAACAATAGATTTTGCTGGGCCGGCCAATTGATCGATTGTTCTGAGTGTGTTTATTCCTGAACCCAAATCTGTAAGTTTTAATTCATCATAAGAAGCATTGTATTGTGCATTGAGTGTGTCAGGCATATACAATGAAACAAATGCTTTTGGTTGAGTTCTTGTCGGTGATATTTTTAAACCTTTTGATACTGAGGCACCAAAATCACCTAAAAATCCACTTGAACCTGAATCTTCAGACAATTCAAATAATCCTGTGCTCGATTCTGTCCAAGTACTTTCGTCACCAGACATAGAACCAGCTTCTTGAAGTAAACCACCAAAACCAGGTAAACCAACAGAATCACCTTCAATTAAATTTTCGTTGAG